CTAACAAGTTACCAACAGTTGCAGAATCATTTCATGAATCAGATACCACAATCGTTGTTAGAGATTCTAAGAATGGATGGGCTAAGGCATACAAAGAACTGCTCAGTCTACTCTACTCTGGCAACATTCCAAAGTGGGATGTCTCAGGTGTCCGACCAAAGGGTGCCAGACTCCGGACATTCGGAGGCCGAGCCAGTGGACCGGAACCACTAGAGGATCTATTCCGTTTCAGTATTGAGACTTTCAAGAAAGCAGCAGGCCGTAAGCTGAAGCCGATTGAATGCCATGATCTGATGTGTAAGATTGCTGAGATTGTAGTAGTAGGTGGTGTCCGTCGTTCTGCTATGATCTCCCTGTCTGATCTAGAGGATGGTCAGATGGCTGTTGCTAAGAGTGGTGCTTGGTGGGATGATAATCCTCAGCGGGCACTGGCAAATAACTCTGTATGTTATGTAGGTCCTGTTGAGATGGGTACCTTCATGAAGGAATGGTTGAGTCTCTATGAATCCAAATCGGGAGAGCGTGGAATTTTTAACCGAGATGCAGCTAAGGCAAAGGTTGCATCACTGGGACGAAGAGACACAGAACATGATTTTGGATGCAATCCATGTAGCGAGATTATTCTTCGGCCCAAGCAGTTTTGCAATCTCAGTGAAGTCATCGTCAGACATGACGATACGGTTGAAACCCTTAAGCATAAAGTGGGAATTGCCGCAATACTGGGAACACTTCAGGCAACACTTACAAAATTTTCGTATCTTAGTAAGGGCTGGAGAGATAACACTGCAGAGGAGGCACTGCTAGGTGTATCCCTCACGGGTATTCTTGACAACAAGATGATGAGTACCAATGATGAAACACTTAAAGAAGTACTTAATACACTTCGTGACCACGCTGTTAAGACTAATGCTCATTGGGCTGCTGCTATTGGCATTAATCCTTCTGCTGCCGTCACTTGTGTTAAACCTAGTGGTACCGTATCTCAGTTGGTTGATGCTGCCAGCGGTATACATACTCGGCATAGCCAGTATTATTTACGAACTGTCCGAGGGGATAACAAAGACCCAATCACTCAGTTTCTCAAGGATTCGGGAGTATATTGGGAAGCCGATGTTATGAAGCCGGACCACACCACTGTGTTCTACTTCCCAATGAAGGCACCGGACAATGCTGTGGTACGTGATGACCTAACTGCACTGGAACATCTCAACTTATGGAAAACCTATCAGGATGAATGGTGTGAACACAAGCCCTCGGTTACTATCTCTGTCAAGGAGCATGAGTGGATGGACGTTGGCTCTTGGATTTGGAATAATTTTAATACCGTTTCTGGTGTTAGTTTCCTTCCTCACTCTGAGCATACTTATAGGCAGGCACCTTATCAGGAGATCACAGAGGCCGAGTATCTACAGTGGCTAGAGAAACATCCTGAACCTGCTATTAACTGGGAGGATCTCAGTAAGTATGAAGCAGAGGACAACACTGCCGGTAGTCAAACCTATGCCTGCAGTGGTGGCTCATGTGAAATCGTGGACCTAGTGGATGAAACTCGTAGTAGTTGAGTGGGTTGACATCATGACGGAGACCGGGTGGGTAGAGGATACTGATCCAACCCTCCCGGTTTTCCGGACAGTTGGCTATCTTCTCAGGGACAATAAAGAGAAGGTAGTTATCTGTGATACTCAACCAGACAACGGAACTGTTACAGTATTCCCCAAGGGATGCGTACTTAAGATAGAGGAAATACCATATGGCAAAGGGAAAGAAAACAAGCAAGAGCAATCAGGAACACTTCAAGAGTTACCGCTACGAAGAGAACCGAAAGGCCCGTCTAGAAAAGCTGGCAAAAGAACAGCCAAACAATGAACAGATTCAGGGTGCTCTCAGGAACATACACTACCGACGCAGGACTCCCAAGGCTAGGCAGTGGAATTCTAGAACAAGGGAACTTGCACACTGGAATCGGATCTGTAAACGGCAGTACATTGAACCTAAGACTAAGAAACTTGGATACTTTGAGGAACTAAAGAATGAACATTAATGATGTGAACAAATCTTGGAAAGAGAACCACCCGGAACCTCAGTGGACTACCGAGGAATCCAGTCAGTACACGGTGGAAATGATGAAACAATTTCATAAGGAGGTAGATACTCGTGATGGATTGTCCCTACTCAAGGATTGATATTATTGGACAGAACGGAAACGACGGGGATCATTACCAGGAAATACCCCTGAGTCCGCCTGAGAAGCCCGCTAACGAGGATTGGGAACAACTAGAACTAGACCTACCTCCCCCTCCTGAAGCTGCTTAGAGAGCCTCTCAGGAAGTCCTACACACTTTTACACAGAAGCGGGGGACATATCTCTTTTGGGATATAGTCCCCTTTCTTTTACTCCTGTATATTAGCAATCGTTAAACAACTTGAATGGAGATCTATCATGAAATCAATCGTAGCTTTTGTACTCGGTGCCACTCTGGTTGGCGTTACCTCTGGTGTTATTGCACAGGATGCAACAACTTACAATGAAGAGAATGGATACTGGGGCAGCCCGTGCCCTGTAGTCTATGGCATCAACAAGCCGTGTGATGAGGAAGTAATTACCTTCAACGAAGAGAATGGTTACTGGTCGTAATTAGTACTTAACCTTCCCCGGTTGGAACATACCAGTCCAGCCGGGGGATAGTTGTTTCTCCGGATGTAGGAAGATTTGAATATCATTCATACCTTCACGGCCTACAACTACACCATCAAACCCAAGGTCATCCAGTAGATTAGTGGCTGCCTGATTACGATTGAAGAGTCCCCCGGGCGTAGGGTCCTCAGAATATTTCATGTAGGTTAGGAAAGACTCACCATCAATCTTTACATTATCATCCAGTTTAGATATATCCCTGAGAGTATTTTTAGCAGTAGGACTATCTACTGACTTAAGCATACTCATCATTTCTTCTTTACTGAATTTCTTGTTGAAATCAAAGGGACGATTCATTCTACCTGTCATCATCCCTACGCCACCACCGGGTGCAATACTACCATACTGAGCAGACATAAACTTGTTACCTGTTCCATAGAAACCGTCGGTGAATACATTGGAAGAGGCCTGTATACGTGGTTGTAGTCTCACGAGATCATCCATGTTGGATGTACCGTGGTAGATGTTGAACGTCTCTGGCTTACGCACCATACGTTCAATGGGCATGAATTGATCTACAGTACGAGCAATCGGCATCTCTGCCATACGGCTACCGATATAACCAATGCCGGGAATACCTGTAGTTTCCAGTACAGCACCAGTCATCATACCGGGAATAGACTTACCCTCAGTTTGACTCCAGCCAAGGGAAGCAGCGGTAGCTAGATCACTGGCACTAGGGAACAGTGAACGTGCTACCTTACTTCTAACTACATCAAAGTATACATCCTCCAACCAATCAGGGAGGATTGTTCCCTTAGCTTCAGCCATTACTTACGGTCCGAATGCTTCCGGATCAAACTCCGAAGGACCATACATATCAGGAGTCAACGGTGCTTCACTGGAGAGATAGTTGAGACCTTCACCTGCAAGCATACCCCAACCAATAGGACTACCAATACGACCAATACGACCGCCCCAACCAAGGAGACTAGCTAGACGAGGATTCTCCAGTGCTAGTTTATTCAACCAGCTTGCACCCTGTACAGTGGACTTGGATACAGGACCAACACCAGTAGGAGAATTAGGGTTCGGTCCAAAGATTCGACCATTACCTACACGATACATTTTATTGCCCTTTCTATTCAGGTAATCGGCAAGCTGAGAACTAGCTAGTACAGTACCACCCAACATTCCCGGCATTTCAGGTATAGGCTCATCTACCTTAGCTTCTACCTTTTGAGCAGGAGTACGATTACGGTTACGGTATTCTTCCTTCGTCATATAACGATTGTCTGCCCAGATCATTGAATTAGGATCATCGGCACGACCAGATACATAGTCCATTGATTCACCCGGACGCACCCGCTTACGAGAAGTATAGGTAGGCTGATAACCACCCGGCTGAGATTCATCAGCTTTCATCTCATAGTCCCACTCTACACCCTCAGGTGAAAAGGCATTCAATAAATCAATAAAACTAGGCATGATATTCTCCTTAGAAACTAATTGTGCCTCTAGACTTCATTCTTAAGAGGGATTTGTTTTTCATTTTATTCAACGATTTTACCAGAAGTTGAGCCATTTTTGGAGACAGCCCATAGTTCTTATGTAAATAGTTTTGTAATCCAGTACCCGAAAAAGACAGACCACGATTCTTCATAGACATAGCTAGAGTCTGAACAAACTGTTCTTCCTGTGCCTGCTTCTGAGAAAGGCTACCCAATTCCTGAGCACGATATGCAGTACCAAATAGATTATTGAAGGCATTAATACTACGGGTAGTATCTTCAGCCCATCCCTTATTACTCTTTGTCTTGTTCATTCCACCCAATAATGCAGAAAGATTTTCCTTCATAGCAATCGGAGTATTCCATGCACGATCAAAGTAATCTCTAAAGTTCTGTCTCCAATTATCTGAGAGGCTGCCCGTCTGTTCATCCTTAAACATTCCCTTCATAGGAACAGCAGGAAGAATGTGATCTACATCAAAAGTCATGCCAGTCATATCACGAAGAAATTGTGTTGCTAGATTAATCTCACCATATACATCAATTACCTTACGGTCATTAATAATTCTTAAATCTTCACCGGCACGAGCAGGGTCCAATGAAAGGAACAAACCAAAGTCACGGAGTTCTTGGCGGAAGTCCTTCAAATCTTTTTCATTTCTAATTTCATCATAACGAATACGGAAATATTCTTCCATGTAGTTACGATAGAATCTACGAGAAACAGGATTGTTCTCTTGTTTAATTTTAAAGATTTCATTACGAGTAAACAGAGGATATGTTTTACCATTACGAATACGAATAGAATTTGAATCTTTAATATCTTTCTTTAAATACTCAGTAGCATCATTCAATTGTTTCAACCTACCCTGAGAAACATCAACAGTTGGTTGACGTTCTAATGCTGCCTTAACAGTCGAAGGACCACGAGTAGTAATTTGAGACTGAACACTACGATCCCTAGCTTGAGGATTACCTTGTAGTGCTTCTAGTACAGCAGGATAATTGGCAGGCTGTTGACTATACAGTGAAGCCCACTGTTCATCCGTCATATTACCGTTTGTGTAAGGACAAGATTGTGCCATGTTAGTCTACCAAATTATAGAAGTAATCACCCATGCTTTGTTGCAAGTCACTAAACTTACCAAAAGCACCTAGACCTTCCGCAGTACGTTGACCTAATAGTTGTGCCAATTCAGCAGCACTAATCTTATTCTCACCAAACTCTGTAAGATGTCTCATCATGTTGTAAGCATCATCTGCAACTGGACCAGCAAAAGTACCGAGACCATATTGATATACATCGGTAAGGAAGGATACTGGACCAAGGATGCCTGTAGTTTGAATAGCTTGACCAATACGGGAATCTAGAAATTGCTTGAAGGTGTCTGCATTATCTGCCCAAGGACGGTCCTCAACACGCTTACCCTTAGCTGCATCCTTAACAGCAACCATTGCATAGGCTGCACCAAGGATAGCACCACCGGCTACTAACAGATTCTTATAATCACAGGGTGCCATATTCTTAATGTTCTTTGGATTAAGTTTGTTAGCAAAACGTTTAGCTACAGTATTACCGAATACAATCGGGAATGATTTGAGCATACTGATTGCAGTCAACCTTTGATCATTCATCCACATTGGACGGTTAGTAGCACGAGGTGCAATTACAGATTCGTTTACAATACGTGCCAGTGCTGGACGTACAGCATCTTTAATGGTACGGCCCGAAGGTAGGATAGTATTTAATACTTGTTCAGCAGCCACCTTATTACCAGTAGGACTAGCGTTATCAGTAAGTACTTGTTCAAGAGTAGTGTTGTTTCTCTTCAATACAATACCCATACCAAGGAAGTCCTGAGTATCTAAACCAAGATCACGGTAATCCTGATCACGAATCTTGCCTTTAGCTGCATCCTTGATCCAACCATCCATTACCTTCATACCAACATTGGTTGCCCAAATACGGTTAAAGGTAGTCCACTGGTGTAGGAACATACCGAATGGTGATTTAAAGAAAGCATCCTGAATACCGGAATAATCACCCGTGAATGCACTGGTAAGTACCTCAGCATTAGCTGCATCCAAAGCTACACCAAGGTCACGGGCTACATGAGTAGAGCCACTCGGATCAATCAAGTGACGGTTTACTCCACGAATCAAACCACGTGCAAGAGTGTTTACTGCACCCGGTAGGGATTGAAGGAACGGAGTAAGACCAGCACGTTCAATCATAATGAACGGCTCCTGAATACTGGATAGAGTAGCACCACCCAGAGTGCTAATTGCTTCAAACGCAGCAGCACCACGATTCATCTTGGAGAGGGTTTCATCATACACTGGGTTGTAACGATTAAGCATAGCATCGGATAACCGCTTAATGTCCTTCTCATCACCCGGTTCCATTAGCTTACCCTGTGCAGCTAACTCATCCTTAATAGCTTGAATACGTTCGTCTACACCCTTACCCTCTGGACCAAACACATTAGCGTGAGCAATACGATTTGCAGCACGAAGGGTATACTTAGGCAGTGCTGTCTCTAGATTTGTTTCTACAAACTGCTTAGGTACTGTGTTTGGATCAACTGGTTTATTGATCTTAGTTTTTTCACCCTTGGCATTGTTTGGATCATTGAGATATGCAACACCACCATTGGATAGAATACCCTGTGCAACACGCTTACCATGTGCAAGATCATCTGCATACTGATTATTAACTAACCAAGTAGAGAAGGCATCTAAGTTATTACGAATGTTCTTACGATTAAAGAACAAGGGAAGGCCACCAGATTCACTGTAGCCTTTAATGATACCGGCTTGTTCCAAACGATAGTTGGTTTCAGCTACGCTGTCTTTAATAATGTCAGCAGTATAGGCAAGGTTTGCAAGTTTCTTTTCACTGTTTGATAGATTATTGAAACTAGACTCATCACCAATCTTGAGTTTGGCTACAGCATCCTGTTGATTCTTGTTTAGATTGATTGGTTTAGTGCCATCAATATGCCCAAGCAATTGACTCTGTACACCCTTGGACATTTTACGTCCACCCCAAGAATCACGAACACGCTCAAGAGCATTTTCTACTGGAGCATATAGATCACCCATATTGGTTTGTTTCAACTCAAACCAGTCAGGAGTTTTTACTTGACCCGGAACACCTTCAAACTGCTCAAAGTGTTCAATGTCATTACGAAGAACAGAAGCAGACGGTGACAACTCTGAATATTTATTTAATACAGATACAGACTTCTCAGCAATATGTTTAGAGAACTGATCGGCTAAGTTCATAGTAGAACCAACGATACCAGTCCGTTCACTTGGAAGAGGTGCCGGAGTTGTAGTACCCTTAGCACGATACTTACGATTACCAAACACAAGTTCAGCAGCCATACCAGCAATACCACCAGCACCACCAGCCTCAGCAGTACCACTCAGTGGATCACGGTTGGCATCATAGTAATTCTTAGCAATAAGGTTTTCACCTACAGTGGAGACAGCTTCCTGAGTTCCTTCACCCAAACCACGAAGAACTAATTGCTTACCCAAGTTACCTGTGATCTGCTTCATGAAAGGAACAGCTTCCAGTGAGCCTATCAAACCACCAGCCCAGTTAGCAGCCTCACGTGCAGTCTTTTCATCTGCACCATATTCCTTAGCTTCTTCATAGATACTGGAGATTGTGTGGCCTGCACCGATAATCATACCTACCAAGGTACCAAGTACACGTCCCGGAGTACCTCCAATCTTACCTGCAGAACTACCAGCAGCAGCATAGGTACCAATCTGACCTAGGGCTTGAGGAACAGTCTCAGTCCAGAACGTACCCTTCTCACCCTCAGCACCAATGCCAGTTTCAAAAGCATTAATGCCCTGCCACCAAGTGGAGTTACGAGCATCTTCTTCAGTAAAGGGGAGGGATGCAGATTTACCTGCACCGAGAATAGGCTGAAATAAACCAGACCAAATGTTTTCACCAAAGGTTACTAGGTCATCCCAAACACCACTCTTGGGTAGGAGTCCAGTATTTTTATCAATGAAGCCACCCTTGATACCTTCTTCGTACCAAGCAGTATCCTCTGGACTTAGCCATCCATTGCGGTAGCCTTCAGCATACCACTGAAGATCAGCATTATTCATTTATTGTCCTGTAGCTTGACCGGGGCGGCGTGCCTCCCAAGCTGCACGTGCATCAGGAGAAGCATCACCAGTCGGTGCTGTAGTATTTACACCAAGTACTTCTTTAAACATTTGAGTCATAATTTGATTCATCTCAGGACTACCCACCAATTGAGTAGGATCTCCTTGACGAACAAATTGTTTCAACATATTACCCTTTTCATACAGGGCAGAATAAATAGCACCTTCACCCCTACGTAATTGTGCTGTATCAATATCAATATTATTAGCTTCTGCAAAAGAAAGCAGCTGCTCAGTCAAAGCCTGCATCTCAGTTTTATCTAGGGGGCTATAGATCTTAGGTTTAGCTACACCTGCAGCGGCATTTTGTCCCTGATAATACTCTGCCTTAGTTGCAAGATCAAGCATCTTTTGACCTTTATCAAAATCTCCACGCTCAATCATTAGCTGACCAAGTTTATAGAGATTGTTTGGATCACGGAAATCCATTTCAGAAACTGCCTTAGAGATGGCACGTTGTTCTACAATACGTGGATCTTCCATACCGAAGAGGCCACCCAAGGCACGAGCAGCACCAGCACCGGCAGCATAACCGTAGGCAGTTGGTGCATCGGCACCTAGTTTTGCATAAGCTGCACCCTGTGCAAGATCTTGTTGTGCAATTTGTTGTTCAATACTAGCCATCATTAACTCCAAATACTTCCGTAGGCTGAACCCTGTCCACCAAACAAACCACCAATAGTATTAATAGCTGCTTGATATGGTGCATACTGTGCATTAATGTACGGAGTAGAAGCCATGCCAGTATTCAGAGCACCCATTTGCTGTCCCTTAGCAAGCGTTGCTGCCTGATTAACACCGATATTTGCCATCTGAGTTGGAATATTAAGAATACCCTGTGCAGAGGCAATGTCAGCAGCTTCCTGAGCACGGAGAGTATCCAACCAAGAGAAACCTTGGCCGATTGCTGCAGCACGTGCACCAGTCTGTGCAGTTTGGAAACCAGTTTCCTGTGCTTCCTGACGAAGAGCACCACCTGTGGCACCCAACATACCCTGACCAAGGAGGCGGCTTTCCAGTGCAAGACGCTCACGTTGCTGTGCCTTAAGAAGATCAGGTTCTACATACTGTTCGTAATACTGACTACCTAATGCAAATGGATCTTGACTCAACAAGTCAACCCTTTCACCAGTAGTGCCTGCACGTTGCATATAGTTAGTATATGCTTGTTGCCAATCCGGAGTTAAACCAAGAGTAGCAGTACGAGTTTGCGGGTTATAGGCCACTGAAGCACCCGGACCATATACTGAGAACGGATCACCTGAAGCTGCTAGACCCTGTGATGCAGCAAGCTGTGCATTATAAAGATCTTCGGCTTGTTTCTGTGATAGATAACCTGCTGCAGCCTGAGCACCAAGCCGACCCAAGCCAGACCACATACCAGAAGTACCACCAACATTCTCAGACAACCAATCAGATACAGTATTTCCTGTAGGTGCGTTCTGTACACCTGCCTGAGTTAATGCTTGATTTAGACCCTGACCAAAGGTTGAGTCAATGGAAGCCATTGCTGTTGGACTGGAAAGATTACTGAACGTAGTTTGGAAGGCATTGCCAGTTTGAATGTTACGAACATCGGTAAGGCCACCTGTAGTACCGAAATCCCAGTTACTTGGGAGATCCGTAGCCTGTACCCATTCACCGAGATTATCATCCCATACTTCATACATACCTGCAGTAGAAGTTTGACCTGCAGGGTTGAAACCTTTATAAGCACCCATAGCTGAGAGGCCAGCAGTTAGCCAGTCACCGTTTGCTGCAGCATTGGCTGCCTTAGCTGCCTGAAGATATGGAGCAGCAGGAGGATATGCAATTGAAATGATGTCAGCTACGTAGGGAGTCTCAAGGACAATCTCCTTGGCCTCAGTAGCAACGTCACCAATGAAGTCTCCGACTCCTTCGACTACACCACCAACAGCATCGGCTACTCCTCCGACTACATCACCTACAAAGTCTACTACGCCACCCATAATTTATACCTCTTTTTCTAGGATATAACCTACTTGCTTATATCCGTATTTCTTCATAGCAGCCTTTGGGCTTCTCCGGGTTGCCGCTACAATTTTCTTTAGGCCAAGTTTTTTGGTAAGTTCTACCATAAACTTATCCCAGTAATCTCCATCCCCATATACATTAATTAATACAAATGTGTCTGGATCTGTTACTCTCCAAGTCATAAACCCATGATCATTCTCAATAAGGTTTGATGGAGTGATCTTAGTATCACCAGATTTTTTTAGGTATTGTTCTACATCAATAGCATTCATCGGACTTTACCCGCCTTAGCTAGTAGTGTCATATTCTGGAGACTTGCCTTATATCCCTTAACGGAACCAGTCATTTCAATCTGTACTTCTTTGGCAGACTTACCCATAGAAATCTTATATTCAATGGGCTTGCCGCTTGTGGCATATTTAGCTGAACCAAACAAAGAACCAGTGCCACCGTAAACATAGGTAGTTCCACCGGACAGAGTAAAATACTGAGAATCCCCATAGGAATTATAGTCTCTGTAGGTAGTGAATGCAACATCCATACCCCGGCCACCCTCAATTACCATAAAGAATCTCTTAAGTAACTTGGCAACCGCTGGATTATTAAAGTCCATCCAAACGGTTCTGAAGCTACTGTCATAGGACTGATTGGTAGTCTGCCAGCATTTACTGTTGGTGGATTCCCAAGTATGTCCAGCAGTTTCACAGGCTTCCTCGGTACCATAGGTAGCAGTAACGTCTGTCTTAAACTGATCATAGTAATTACGGAGAAGGGCTACGTTACCTGTGTTATTCCTACCAACCCATAGTCTGCCATCCACCGTGGATAACAAAGCATGAGCACCTTCACCTGAATTAAATACAAACTTACTTACTCGTGGGGTACCGTCTGGGTTTTTAATAGTAAAGTCAAAGTAATAACATAGATTCCTGTCTGGGAAAGACAATAGATAAAAACCACCACAAAGACAGTAAGCAGATTTACACTGCTGCATATCGTTATTAACAATATTTAATGCTAACTCATCACGGATATTCTTGGAATAGTTAGTAATCGGTAATGAACCATTCTGTAGAACAGTACGGCCTAGTGAAGTTAATCCAGTATTACTTAGGAAAATAAGATCACTACCCATGTGGGCTATTGAATCACGGGCTTTAAGACCTACACCTTCAATTAATTCTTCTAATTGAAAATCAGAAGCAGAAGGGTCCCAAGGGTTTTGATAAATAGCAATATTATATTCACCAAAGATTACTAGCTTACCTTGAAATGCAGCCAGTCCTTGAATGCTATCACCACCCCAGACGGTCTTAAGGTCAAGCTGTCCAGAAGCACCAGTATTCCACTTGTCACCTTGGAGGGTATCGGAGTAATAAATTACATTGGAGTTCTCAGTAATACCACCAACCCAGAGACGACCATACTCACCTAGGATACAGTTGGGATCAAACGTAGTAATACCGGATGGAGGATTGTAACTACCCAGATCAACAAGGTCAGTCCAAGCAGTGCCAGAATAGTACACAGGAGTATGTCCACTCTGGACACCATACAACTTTTCATTGAAGTTTACCCATTGCCAGTGTCCCGAAGTAATGGTTTGAGGTGTACCTGTGCGGGTCTGTGCAGTTAAAAGATAGGGAGTAGTTGTTTCATTTATCTTATAAATATTACTATCTGTACCTACAATAATTTCAGTAGAACCGTTACTCTTATAATATTCAAAAATAGACTGTACTTCTTCACCTGCAGAAAGAGTTTCTGTTACTTGTTGAAAACCTTTACGGGTAGAGATACGGCCTTGTTCATCAAGGATTACATTTATTGCAGACGATAGCCATTGAGGTTCCAATGCACTTGGACTAGCCTGAGAGTTTAAGCCATAAACCCCTACATCATTTAAGACTAGGGGTTGAATTTGACTAGCTGGCATAGAAGTCTACCTCACCTACAGTACGGCCAGCATCAATCTGAATGGCATCTGCCAGTGCATTCTGATATTGAATGGCTACCATATCACTCATGGAACCACCGTCCTCACCACGTTCAGAGATAGCCATAGCCCATGCACCGAGGATTACAGGCATGTGAGGTACCTTGAGTTCAGTGGCTGCACTGGTGAAATCATCCTGTGGATTAACTACACGGAATGTAATGTTATAGGCAGCGTCAGGAACCGGGTCAAACTCTACTTGAACCAATCCACTGGAGATTCCAGTTACTGAGTAGTAGTGAGGGATAGTTTTCTGTACACTTGACGCAGGATATTTAGTAAACTGCAAATAAGGATCTGACATTTCTTGGAGTATTGTTCCATTTGTCTGCTCCTGTGCCATCAGGATACGAGTTCTTTGGGACGTACCTGAAATAGTATATGCCTGTGTATCTGCTACAGTAGTAACTGTGGTGGAAGCACGAAGGATACTCCAGTTCCAAGCATCTTCTACCTGACGTTTAGCTTCATTGACTAGATCACCGATTAATACTTGATAATCAGTTACATTAGCAGCATCAAGAATACTGCCAGACCAGTTAGTAGGAATAGAATCCTCACGCAGGCGGCGGAGGACTGAGTTAATTAATTCACGGTAGGTCATTTCTTTTTCCCGAAGATGAGGGTAAACAAGTCAATTATACCACGGTAGATCTCTTGAGGAGAAGGCAATAACCAACCCATGATCATTAAGATCCAGACCCAAGGGGGCACTTCTTCATTAACAATTTGAGTACCAAACACTTTATTAGCAGTGTCTGCGGAAGTAATTTGTGCATTGTCTCCAGCCCTCAGATTCTCTTGATTTACTACAGCCTGTTGTGTATTTTCTTTCCCTGCCTGTACATTGGCATTAACCCCCGGACTAGGCAGGAGACTACTGAGCATGCTGCATCCTGACAGGAAGAGGAGACTAATCCCGAGAACTAGACTTTTCATGTTCACGCAGGATCTTAAAGATGTCTTTCAGAGTGGATTTAATTTCATCAATATCATCACGATACTCTACCTTTAACACATACTCCTTAGGAATATCTGCTACTTGTTTCTCAATAGAACGTACAGCATCGGATAATCTTCCAAGGAAGAATCCAATCATACCTACGATTAAAGAAACTAATCCGAGAATCGTATCTGATAAATCCATTACCACTTCACCTTATCTGCCCAGTAAGCTGCGGACATCTTACCTTTCTTAATGTTAGCTGCATGACGGGCCTTAAAAGCCTTATTACGTGCAGAACCCTTTGGACTACCCTTCACACCCTGTTGACCAAAGCGGATGGTCTTAACCTGATCACCTTCCTTGGCAACCACTACGTGAGACTTCGTAGGGTGGTTCGGAGTACGTTTGGGTTTGTTATAACCTTGGACTCCAGCCCTTTCTAGACGAGAATCCTTTGCCATTACACTACCTCAGTTAGACTTACAAATGCAGGATCAACTTCTGCCAATGGGTCTACAGGCCAACGAGCATCGGCACCAGAGATGATACGAGTGAACTCTTCAGTTTCAGGGCCGTAGGTTTCTACCCCATCCTCTGAGGTGTGCTTAACCTTGCGGACTTCCTTGAACTGCTTATTGTCATAGGCAATGAAGTCAGCCAGAGTTTGAATGCCGTTGATCTCACCCTCAAGCAGATCACTGGTAGTGCGGATACCTGCACGGTAATCACGGACTTCCTGAGAGACTGCCTTACCACCATCTGCTTCACGGATTACCATCCAGTCTGTAGCTGACAGCTTGGAGGCTGCCTGTTGCTTGACACGGGACAGCAGACCTTCCTTGAGATTGTCCAAGTCACGGTCACTGCCTGTATAGTTACCTACTACTGCCGTATCACTGATTGAGTAACTTACATTACCCGTCCAGTAGTAACGGGCATCTACCTTGTTTTCCATGTAAGGCAGGATACCCAGTGCAGCTAAATCAGGCTTGCTCCACTTAGTGAAGATGTTGCGTGGGTAGGTAACACCACCCACAGTGATCTGTACCGGAGTACGGATTACTCGGTCTACAGTGTTGTTACTTACGATTGCCCACATAGTGATCTCCTTATGTTATCGAGCGTTGGTAAATTTGAATGTAATGACGAAATCATCGGGCAATACCCCCACCTACAGAAAATGGAAACTCGGCAAAGGCCATGTAGATGTAGGTTATTCCTGACTCGTTTAGTTGATCCCAAGCTGATCTAAACTTAAATCCATTGCTTAAAAAATCAATATCATTTGTCCCTGAAACAGAATATTCCTGCACACTTGAGTTAGCTTTAAGCAAGGCAAGATTTGGATTATCTAAATCTCTAGAAGAATCATAAATGTTCCATCCTTGATTGGAACTAGAGGATTTCACCATCACATAAGCAGGACGGAATCCCGTGTACACAAAAGTACCATCCGCAGAACCATTCCCCGTGTATGAACCGAACTTGCTGAAGCCATCTACGGAGTGGAAGCAGTAGGCAATCATGTTTTCACTAGACCCATTGATTACCTGCCATGTCCCAACAGAAAACACAGATGAAGTTGGTGCAGTATTATTCCAGTATTCAGTTGGATAAGTGGTTTCTTCTGCTGCTGTGGTATTTAGGAACATATGGCTGGTTGAGC